GCTTCCGGGCTGGAGCGTGAAGGATTTCTTCGAGAACCTGGAACGGATGTTCAACTTGGTGCTGGTAGTGAACAACCGTAACCGTACGGTAGATATCGTGTTTGCCAACCAATTCTACATTGCTGCAGAAGAAGTGCATCTGAATGCAGTGGAGGATGATTATGAGGTGGAAACCGATGAAGAGAACACCCTGCTTATGACAAATGCCAATGTAGGTTATGATTTGCCGGACTCGGAGTATTTCCGCTTTGCCAAAATGAATGACAGCTTGGTAAACCTATGTGAAAAGGTGGAGCAGCCAAGTTTGCTCAATGTAGGGTTGTACTTCAAGGAGAATACTCCCAACCGTACCATCTGCATCGATACGAGTACGGATAGACAATATGTGTACCGTCCGTATCAGTTGGGAAACTTTCAAGGAGGGATGTATCCGCTTCGTGAAGTGAACCAATATGCCAATCTTGACAGGGATGGGGAAGAAGTGACCTTGAAGTTTATCCCTTGCGCTCAAGTGTTCCACTCCATCCCATGCTATGATGCTGGAGGTGAAAAAGTCGGTGACTACATTTGGCTGCTGCCGTCCATCGAAGGGAATACCACAAGTGAAGATACGGATATGTCGGCCATGAACATGACGGAACTGATAGAATCGGGTACAACCGACAACAGTAAAACGGGCAGCGGCCGGCTGAGTTTGGCCTTTTGGCATGGATGCAAGAGCGAGAATGCCTTGGGTCCTGCACTGCCGACAACTTATCCGCTGGTGATGAGCGACAATATGTTTCAGGTATTGACCGATGGCATTGAAGGTACGCCGATGGTAGTGGTAGATGCACAATATTCGCTCCGTTTGCCGGTACTGGAGGCAGAACTGTACAGTGGGGTATATGACATCGATACGACCAAGAGTTACAAGTTCTATACATCAGATCCTAATCTTCCGGACGCACATCTGATATTTGTGATACGCAACAAGCGTTTCGTGTGTCGGGAAATGAATTTTACCATCGCCCAAGGAGAAAAACAGAAAAGATGGAGCTTGACTTGTTATCCTATTCGTATAGCAGACTCAGAAGCGTATAAACGTTGGATTCTGGCTGACGGAAGATGGCGTGACGGGGGGGTGTGGCTGGATGACGGAAGATGGCTGGATGAATGAAATCTCTATTATCTGTTATATTTTGAATTTGCAATGCCCTGGCTTGCTCGTGAGAGTCGGCAGGGCTTTTTTGTGTCCTTTTGTAAGGTAAGAGCAGCAGCTATTTTTGTCAAAAAGATAGTTTTAACGATGGGTGTAAGTACAAGTGATTTCAGAATAGCGCTGCGCATAGACAATGCGGATGCTGCACGCAAGTTGCAGGAAACCAAGAATGAGATTTCCAAGCTCAAGGAGGAAATGTCCCGAATGAAGAAGGAGGGCAAGGATGGTACGGATGAATACAAGCAGATGAGTGCAGCCCTTGATGCGCTGAACAAGAAAGCCCGTACCTTGCGTGAGGAAGCGGGTAGAACCGGATATACCTACAATGAACTTCGTCAGAATGCAGCCAAGCTCCGAAGGGAATTGAACAATACTGTACCTGGTACCGAGAAATGGAAGCAGTTGCAGGCCGAATTGAAAATAGCCGATGCCCGACTGAGGGAGGTGCGTGTGTCCGCACAGGGTACCAGCTTTTCTCTTGGCAAACTGGCAGACGGATTCAATCGCTATGCCGCCATCGGTGCCAGTGCTGTGGCTACACTGACGGGTGTGGCATTGACGGTACGTGGTTGCGTGAATGAGTTTGCCGAAATGGAAGAAGCCGAAAGTCAGGTAACCAAGTACACGGGTATGACCAAAGATGAAGTGAAGGCACTGAACGAGGAGTTCAAGAAGATGGATACCCGTACACCACGCACGGAACTGAACGAGTTGGCTGGTACAGCCGGACGCTTGGGCATCCAAGCCAAGGAGGATGTACTGGAATTCGTGGAAGCAGCCGACATGATCAATGTAGCGCTTGGTGAAGACTTGGGTGAGGATGCCATCAAGAACATCGGCAAGCTTTCGGACATGTTCGGTGATTCATCGAAGAGCATGAAGGAAAACATGCTTGCCATCGGTAGTGCGGTAAACTCCGTAGCACAGAACTCCAGCGCTAGCGAACCCTACTTGGTAGAGTTTACTGCACGCATGGGTGGTGTGGCCAAACAGGCGAACCTTGCCATTACCGATGTGATGGGCTTCGCTTCGGCACTCGACCAGAACATGCTCCGTTCCGAAATGGCATCTACTGCTTTGTCGGGTCTTATTATGAAAATCTATCAAGAGCCGGCGAAGTATGCCAAGCTGGCCGGTATGGATGTGAAAGAGTTTACCGACCTGATGGAAAAGGATGTGAATGCTGCCATTCTTTCCTTCCTGGAATCCTTGGGCAACCTGGGTGGCATGAACAAGATGGCTCCTGTGCTGAAGGAGATGAAACTGAGCGGTGCGGAAGCAGCCGGAGTGATTTCGACCTTGGCGGGCAATGTGGCCAAAGTGCGTAAGGAACAACGGCAAGCGAGTGAAGCGTTTGCTGAAGGTACCTCGATTGTAAACGAGTTCAATGTACAGAACAATACCGTACAGGCTGAACTGGACAAGGCCAAGGAACGTTTTGCGGACATCCGCCGCGAATTGGGAGAGCAGCTTCTTCCCGTGATGAAGTATATGGTGAGTACGGGTAGCTTGACGGTGAAAGGACTGAGCAATATCATTACCTTGTTTGGTAAGTATGGTTTTACTATAGGTGCCGTTACGGCTATGATTGTGGGATACACTGCCGTAGTCAACACATCGATATTGGCCGATAAGGCTAAAGTTCTATGGACAGATAAAGTAGCCGCTTCCTTTACCAAATTGTGGAGTGTCTTGAAAAACAATCCTTGGGGACTGTTATTGACAGCCGGTGCTTTTCTTGCTGGGTTAGCTATTGACCTTAAAAGAAGGAATGATGCCGTTACAGAATCGATGAGAAGTCAGAAAAAAGCTTCAGAAGCAGTTACAGAACAGATAGACAGAGAAGCAGCTTCCGTACATTCTCTTTACAATAACATCAACAATGAAAATTTGTCGAATGAAGTACGGTTGAAATACTTGAATCAGCTGAAAACCCTTATTCCTGGTTATAATGGCATGTTAAGTAAAGAAGGCAAGCTTATCAATGACAATAAAAGAGCCATTGATGAATACTTGTCTTCACTGGAAAGGAAAATCAGAACGGAAGCTGCCGAAGAAGAACTGAAGGAGTTGATTCGCAGAAAACGTTCCGCAGAAAAACGTTTGGCAGGAGAGCTTGAGACCGAGAAGGAAACTTCACGGAGTCTTTCAAATGCTGAATTTTCTGCTCATAATCAAAGCAGGCGATTATCGACTCCTGGTACACGTATGTTGTCAACCGGATTGAATCAAGGTGTTAAGCAGATGCAGACATTGCATAATGCTGCAGCTAAGGCGGTAAATAAGACTAAGACAGAAATCAAGGAATTGGATGATGCCATTGCTGCATTGAATCGTGAGTTGGCTAATACTAAAGTTATAGTGGATGATGTCGAAGAAGAATCTGGCAATCCATCAAACAATACAGGCGATAGTGATAAGGCTGATGAGTACAAGAAACGGCTGGAGGCATTGCAACGTGCACAACGTGAGGAGGAGAATGTGATACGTGAGTCACAACTTCTTAGCCAAGATAATGAAGCGTTACATCAACAGATGCTTTATGAAATTGACATCAAGTATCTTGCTTTGCGTAAAAAACTTCAAGATGAATTCGGTGAGGATTCATCAGAAACCCAAAAAGAATTGCTTGAGAAGATGATAGCTGAGTCTAATCGTCAAGCTAAAGCACTGGAGGAAGCACGTAAACCTATTGAAGTAGAAGAAGAGGTTGAAGAGGATAACTACTTGATAGAGAAATTCAAGAATTCACTTGAAGGACGTGAAGCAATACTTCAAGCCCAACGGGATGCAGACCTCATATCCGAAGAAGAATACCAAGACAAGCTGCTTGAAATCACCCGTGAAAAATCTGAGCGTAGAGCCGAAGTACAGAAGGCATCCATGCAGGTAGTGGCCGACTTGGCGGGTAGTTTCAGCCAATTGTTCTCTGCCTTGATGGATGGTGAAATTCAGAAGGTGGAAAGCCGATATGACAAACAGATAGCAGCTGCCAAGGCTGCCGGCAAGGATACGACCAAGCTGGAAGAACAGAAGGAAGCCGAAATCAATGCCATCAAGAAGAAGTATGCCGACAAACAGTTTGCCGCTGCTGTGCTGCAAGTGACTGCTACCACTGCCATCACTGCCATGGAAGCTTACAAAGCGATGGCAGGTATTCCGGTGGTGGGTCCTGCCTTGGGTGCTGCTGCCGCTGCAGCTGCCATTGTAGCCGGTGCGGCGCAGATTGCAGTAGCCAAGCAACAACGTGACGAAGCCAAAGGCTTGAAAAGCGGTGGTTATTCATCGGATTATGTAGAAGGTTATACGTCCCGTGGTGATTCGGATGATGTGGCAGGAGTGATTCCTGTACATAAGAATGAGTTCGTAGCCAACCATGTGGCGGTAGCCAATCCTCATGTGAAGCGCTTCCTTGACGTGTTCGACTTGGCACAGAAAGACGGCAGTATCCGATGGATAGATACGACCCAGATATTGGAACGTACCCGTACCCGTTCCGGTCGCTATTCGGGTGGATATTCGGGACAAACTGCAGCATCCGTTTCGAACGTTACTTCTGTAGGTGATATCCAAGTGGTGCAGTTGCTGAACCGTATTATTGTGCTGCTGCAGGCGGGCAATGAAAACACCTCGAAGATGGCCAACCAAGGCATTCCGATAGATGTGCGTACTATCCGTGACGGGCTAAAAAAGCTCGACCGGCTGGAGGCGAACGTGAGCCGATAGGTGTCCTTTTCTGAATGCCTTGATAGAACGATATTTGCATCAAAACATCAGGTGTATGACTAGAGAACGAAAAATGAACATCCAATTGGCTACCGCCGTAATACTGGCTTTGGCTGGGCTGGTACTCATCATGATGGGCTTCTGGGTATCGCCCATCGGTGAGATTCATAATTCCGTATTGGTGGCCTTCGGAGAAATCAGCACTTTCTCCGGCTGCCTTTTCGGTGTAGACTATCATTATAAAATAAACAAGTACCATGGACAAAAGAACCAATCCGATAACAGCGGAACAAATTAAAGGGATCATGCCGCACGCTACGGCTGAAAACATTCGTACTTATCTGCCGTATCTGAACGAAACGATGCAACGTTTCGGTATCGACACGCCCATTCGTCAATGTCATTTTCTGGCACAACTGGCTGTGGAGAGCGGTTCGCTGCGCTATGTTCGTGAACTGGCTTCAGGCGAAGCTTACGAAGGACGCAAGGAGTTGGGTAACATATTACCGGGTGATGGGGTGAAATTCAAGGGTCGGGGACTTATTCAGTTGACCGGACGTGAGAATTACCAACGTTTCCAAGATTGGTTAGTATTGAACTATACGGAGGACATCGATGTCCTTACCTATCCTGAATTGTTGGAGACTCCGGAACTGGCTGTGATGGTGGCAGGCTGGTATTGGGATGTACGCAATGTGAATGCGATGGCCGACCGCGATGATATAGTGACGGTGACACGAAAAGTGAACGGTGGGCGTAACGGATTGCCGCAGCGTATTGAGTTTCTGAATCGTGCTAAACTAATTCTTGGATGGTTATGAGAAGCATTTATTTGGTATTCGGGTGTTGCCTTATGTTTGCAGCAGTTATGTTGATGGGACTGAGTATGCAGTCGTGCAAAAGCAAGCGGACTGTAGAAAGGAATGTACAGATGGACAGTATGGCCATGTCGGCATACAAGGAAGAGCTGGACAGCTTTGCTTTCAGCCGGTTATTGGAGCGTTATCAGAAGAATTGGTCACTGGAAATAAGGCATTATCGTCCAGTGAAGGATTCTACGGGCAAGGTGACGCACACATATTTGGAGAAAGATATAAGAATGCGGCATCGCCATGAAAAGGAACGGGACAGTTCCGGGTGTAATGTCGTGTTCATATCCAAGGAAGACAGTACGGAGGTACAGGTTTCAGAAGATACGGAGCATAAGGAGGAGCCGGTAGCAAGGGATTATAAAATCTTTTTCTTCCTTCTGTTGATGGTATTACTTTTTGTTCGGATGAAAAAATAAATTTTCCAAATCTCAATTCTTTAGGCCCGACTACTCGTGAGAGTAGCCGGGCTTATTCTGTCCTTTTTTGGATTGGATTCCGTTTTTATCTTCGTGCTATGAATGTATTTGAAGCAATCAGACAAATGAAGGTGCTGACGGATCAAGGTAAGACCTTTTCCTTCAGTTTTATGTCCTATTCCATAGACAGGCACAAAAGTCATGGGATAGTATCGGTTGAACATGCAAAACTTCGTGCTGGGAATCGCAAGGAGCGTACCCGTTACAATGATTACTTACTGAACTTCATAGATATGGATACTTTGGAGGAGAAAACTTGTTGGCAGCCTTTGCTGCTTGAGTTCAATGGTGTAATGTTGGAGTTGAATTGATTATGGCTGAAAATACCGAAAATACGGATAATAAGAAAATTGCCCTGAACCTGGATTTTGAACAAATCATTCCATGGAACGGGAAGCAGGATACTGGCCGAGACGTGCGTCTGAAGTTGGACCGCAATTGGCAAAAGGTGACTGATGCTTTCAATACGATATTGGAGTTTATGGTCACTGGCGATTATTTGGAATCCCAATATCTCCGTAAGGATAGGGATGACGCTACACCTTATCGTTTGGGAGTTGGGAGTCTGAGTTTTCAGGACAAGCCCATCAACCGCTTTATCCGTTACTATGACGAAGACAAGCCCGAAGAGGTGAGTGATGCTGATTTCTATTCGGCCTTGATGGTTGATGAGAGAATCAAGGAGGGTGCGAAAGAACTTGATGAACGTTACCTACGTAAGGACAAGGAAGATACCGCTCACAAACATATTACATTTGAAGAAGGTATAACTGTATATGAGCTTGCCAAGATGATGAACCTTGAAGTGGAGCAGTTGGCTACCATTGCAAAGGCTATTGTCAAGGTTATAGGTTCGTCTACCTTCGTGGACGGCTTTTTTGGTGAAGGATGGCAGATCTGGAAAGCCATTGCAACTGAAGACTGGAATTTCACCATTGACCGGTTGACGGTCCGCAAGGTAATGACGGTCTATGAACTCATTATACAGAAGATACGTTCTGTGGGTGGTATGGTGGTCGTCAGTGCAGCCAACGGCAAGATTAAGGAAGTTGAACAAGCCGGGCTGGAATACAAGTTCACTTTCGAGGACACGAACATGTTCTGTGAATATGACCTCATGAGATGCCAGGTCTGGACGGGTACTGGAACAAAGTACTATTGGGTGGAGGTTGTCCGTGTCGAAGGTGAAGAAGTCTATACCCGTGTTGCCGATTTCGGGGGTGTCATTCCTGAACCGGGCGATGAGGTGGTATTGATGGGTAACACGCGGAACAAGCTTCGCCAGAACCTTATCCTCATCAGCGCCACCGAGGACGGGCAGCCCAGGTTTGACTGTCTTGATGGAGTGAAGACAAAGAACTTTGATGGCTGTCTCCGTACTAGAGTCGGTTGTCTTGACGGGATTACCGATGACAGGTTCCCGTCCGATATGCAACCGAAAGGATATGGACTTTATGCTGACAACTGTTTCTTGACCGGTGTGTTCGTCCTCTCCAATGGAAATGATGTACAAACGCAGTTCGCCATTTTGGAGGGGATGATAAGAACATCCATAGCTTCCGTACAACAGCAGATAAACGCGGAGGACAACTATCTGAGCAACGCATCATTCACATCCAATATGGAGTCGTGGAATTTCTTCAATGATGTCAGGGTCTTCCGGACATCTGGCGGTTTGCTCCATTTCAATGGCAACTTTTATTCTATCAAGAATGCTGTTGCCGGGATTGTGCCTAAAGATACGATGAATGTTCTCCGTCTGAAGAACAGTTATATAAAGCAGCTCAATGATGATTTCGCCATGCACCCCGAATTTGACCTCGTGGAGCAGATTAGGACTGATGCTGACGGGAACGAGGTAAATACAGGCGTCAAACTGTACAGACCCCGGATGTTTTTTGTTTCCTTCAAATATATGGTCCTGAAACGTGGAACCTTGCGTGTACGTTTCGAGAACGAGATGGGTGGAACTGATTTTGAGTCTTATACTCCTATCGTTCACGAAGAGGTGCTGGAAACCTCATCTTCTTTTGAAGTAAAGGAGATTGCCGGGAAATGGAACGGTACGGGTGACTTCCTGCTTTCGTTTGACGGTGACATCTACATATATGACCTTGCTTTGGCCGATAACAAGCTGGCCGATATGGAGGAGCGTTGGTCAATGCAGCTGGAAGTGACGGACAAGAAGATACAGGCCAATGCCGAACATATAAAGCAGCAAGGCGAAAACCTGGAAGAGTATCGGAGTGAGTTCCTATTTACGGCAGAGGAGCTGAGGACGGAATTCACGGCTCTGGTGCAGAATAAGGAGGAGGACATTACGGAAGCATATACAGGTCTGGTAGAACTGACCGCAGAGCGTCTCACTTCGGATTATACGGCAAAGATTGCCGACTATTATGGTACCGTTACGGAAGAGTACCAATCAAAGATTGAGCAAACGGCCGGGAGCATCAGGACAGAGGTGAACGGACGCATCGATGATGTGGAGAATGGTATCAGGGCGGACATGGGCTCGTCTTTCACTCAGTTGGCCAATCAGATAGAGCTGAAGGTTTCACAGACCGATTATGATTTGCTTGAAGGTATTGTCTCGAACCATGAGACCCGTATCACCCAGAATACGAATAGCATCGAGGCAGTGGCAAACTCTATCGAAACGGATGCATGGGGGAATATTACCAACATCAGCACAAGCGGCCTGGTTCTAGACAGTGAGTTTGCTTCATTGTTTTCCACTCAAGTAAACAGTCAGGGAGTGGCAAAGACTGCACAACTTTCCGCTTATGTATTGGAGTCAGAGTTGGGTTCTCTCGTTTCGAAGATTGAGATATCGGCTGACCAGATTGACCTGACGGGCAAAGTGACCTTCAATGCCCTGCATGATGATGTCGTTTCAGAAATTGACGGCAAGGCAACGCAGGATGACATTGATGACTCCATCTATTGGTTGGAATATTCATTGGGCAGTTTGGCATATAGGGATTCCATCAGTGCCAGTTCGGGTTATATAACAGGGCTTGGGGACTTGGCTTTCAAGAGCATGATCGGCAAATCACTGCTCGATGATACGGTCATTCAAGGAGGTTATATAAGGACTTCACTGATTGATGCGAGTGCTTTGAGAATTGGAGGGTCCCAAGTGACAGGACTGGGAGATCTGGCATATCAGGACGGTGTCAATGCTTCTGATGTGAGCGGTTTGGGCAGCCTGGCTTACCTGAATAGTATAAAAGCTTCAGACGTGAGCGGTCTGGGGTCTCTCGCGGTTTATGACAATGTTCTTGATGCAATGGAGGACGAGACCATCATGGTTGGTGGGTATATCAAGACTTCCCTTATTGATGTTGATGACTTGGTGGCGAAAAGGATTGTGACTGATTCTGATAGTTATGGGTATAAAGTGGACATCCAGAGCGGTCATATATGGATGAAAGACAATGACAATAACGTTGTCGTACAGGTCAATGCAAGTAGCTATGTCCCTGCGGTATGGCTTACCGATTCATCGGGGAACAGTTGCGGTATGAATTCCAAAGGTTTTTTTCATACTCCAGCAAGCGGAGGGATGGTTCAAATTACAAATGGTAAAATATCGTTGTCGTCAGGTGCAGCAATTGAAGGTATGGCCATAAAAAATATCAATGACGGATATTTATATGGAACGTCGGATTTTTCCATTGTCAGTTCAGGTAAAACACTTCCTAGTTCTAAGTTATATCCGGGAAAAATCATATTTGTCAAGTGTAGTGTAAGTAGTGGCAATGTAACCATCTCTGCTTCATCGGGAGACAAGATTGTCGGATGGAGTAGCAAGAAATCAGATGCAGCAAGTAGTGTAACAAGCAGTGGCAGTAGTGCCATGTTCTTTATCAGTGATGGACTGGGCTATTGGTACGGATTCGTTTGTCATTAATTAAATTTTGAATATATGGAAAAGAAAAGAATGGTTGATTTCAGCAAGGTGATGATTCAACACACCTTTGAGGGAGAGAAAGTAGCGGTAGACCTCCGCAAGCAGTTGGGGAACAAGATCCACCAGACTACCGGTGATATCGGGTTTGACGATTTCGCGCGGCAGATTTATTTCTCTGAAGGTGAGATTGAAGTCCCGGATGAATACGTGGAACCATTAAAACAGGTTGTAAAGGAGAATTTCCTTGCTTCCGTTCAGAGAGCGATAAATGAATTATTAACTAAAAACGAATGATTATGGCAATGGTCTTGACTGAGAGCTATGAGATGCGCAAGTCCTACAATGAAGTGGTTGTGGGGGAAGAGAAGTATGTGATTGACTATTCTGTCAAAAGCCCGATTGACGGGGCGGCTGAAGAGGTGAATTCCACTTTCAGCCATGTGGAGAATGAAAAGAAGCAACGAGTAGGTTATGGTACCTATAACCAGGGGGCTTCCAGTGTCCGTTTCGATGCTTCAGCGAATGTTCCTTTTGAGGTGCAGAGTACCATCAACGACCGTTTCATGGCTGACCTCGAAGAAATCCTGAACTGATATGGCAGACTACGATATCGAACAATTGTCTGACCTTGTCAAGTCGGATATTCTCGCTGAATCGCAAGGAGTAGGTGAGATTCCGGTTGTGACGTCCCTCTCGGGCATCAACTCGCTTCCGGCACTTCGGGGCAATGAGGTTGTGGAGGTTCCTCTACAGCTCTTGTCCAAACCAGCGGAAGATGCGGCAGCGACAGCTGAAGCTGCTGCTGCCAATGCTACTGCAGCAACGGAGAAGGCCGTTGAATCTACGGAAAACGCTGATGCCGCTACGAAGAGAGTTACGGATTCTATCCTGGAACTGACTGAAGAGAAGGCGAAAATCGCCGAAATGTACGCTTCTGAACAGGAACGTATATCCAACGAAAATAACCGGATAGCAGCGGAAGAATCCCGCGAGACAACTTTCGGCCTGCTGCGGACAGATATGGCGACTGCCATAGGTAAGTGTGATAAAGCGACCGACGATGCGGTTGCAGCTGCTTCCCTGGCAAATACGGCTGCAGGCAGTGCCAGTGCGGAAGCTTCTGATGCGAAGGATGCTGCTTTGAAAGCTAATACGGCTGCTTCCGATGCCGATGCAGCTGCAAAGAAGGTTACTGATGCCATTGTCGAAATCTCGACTCAGAAACAGGCTGCACTTGATGCGGCAGCTTCGGCCAATGCGGCAGCTACCAATGCCAATTCTGCTACCAACAATGCCAATATAGCGGCTACGGCAGCGAACCAGTCGGCTACCAATCTGAGTGCGATCAAGTCAGAGTGTCAGGATGCGACAAGCCGGTGCAATTCCACCAATGCCACGGCAGAAGAGAAGATTGTGGCGATGGATGCCGTGTTGAAGAGCATTTCAGCGGAATCCCAAGCCGCACCTGTCAAGCTGGAGGTATCGGTACCGGAGAGCATCAGCACCAAGAACAAGGTGGTGCAGCGCATCGGTTTCCAGTTGTATCCTACCTATGTGATGCAGAATGTACTCTTCCAACGTGTGAGCGGTGAGAGTGTGATGGCCAATCCTTCGGGTATCCTTTCCGTCAATGGTACGGGTACTACGAAGTTCTATGTGATTCCTCCCCAGAATACGGAGGCTTGGAAAGAGGTTGACGTTACAGTCCGTCGGCCATTGATCCGCCTGACATCCTCGGGAGTGATGCGTTTGGGTTCAAGAATAAGAATCGTTTAAAATTTGGATTATGACAAATGATGAAGAAGCAAGAGTCCTGTCAATGCTTGCAGCCTATGAAGGCGGCCAACAGCTGGATGACCTCCCTTTGGCCACCAATGAGGTTCAGGACAAGATTATTGAGGTGTTCGACAAGAAATCGGGTGCTTCAGGTTATATGGGCTTGAAGGATGCCGTCCGTATGGCGAACAATCCTTCATGTGGTAGAGTGTGGAATGAAGACAATGCGACACCGAAAGCAGCTACCTGGTTCGGTAGCCTTGAAATGTTGCGTAACCTTCCGGACATTCTCGGTCTGGGTTGTTATCTGGTCAAGAATGACCATAGTCGCCGTAAGCTTGATCCTACCAACCATTACCGCTTCGCCAATGGCGAGACGGCCAAGTTGGATGGCTCCATGGGGCATTACCAGTGGGGTTGGGGCAAAAAGTGGTATTTTGCTACCTACACGATTGGTTCACTCAGATATGAAGAGATTTCTCTTTCCCCTATTCCTAACCAATACAATTATGTGATTCCGGTGGGCAGCATGACCGCATCGGGATTGGCTAGTATGGAGAGAAGTACGGGTACCTTGGTGAGCTACATCAATGATGATGCCGATTATCGGGGTGGTGACAATACAAGTTCCTATGACGGCACCTACCGCACTCTTCTTGGCCGATGTGCCACAAGCATGACGGTTGAATCGTTCAGAGCGGCCGCACGCAAGAACGGTTCGGGTTGGATGGGCAGTTCCATGAGACACCAGTTTGCGGTGAAGGTATTGTTTGACGTGATAATGGGTACCCATTACGACCAGTCGGCTTTCAATGCCACCAAGGATTCGGACGGTTTGTGGCAATGCGGTTTGGGTGCCGGTGTTTCAACAATTGGGGGCACAAACTGGAATAATTACAATGGCTATCGTCCTTTCCTTCATACCTCTGCAGGTATCGAATTGGGTGACGGTGTAGGTGTGGTGAATGTGGAAGTTCCGGCTGAAGACGGTTCGGTTTATTATACCGCTCCCGTTCCCGTGTTCTTCGGCTTGAAGCATCCGTTCGGCTATATCTGGCGAATGATGGATGACGAGTTCGGCCAAGTCAATGCCGATACATCCATAACCCATTTGGTTGCACCTTCCATCTATGGTACCTGGACGGTGGGTAATGCTTCGGGCATGGTAGCCTATTCCACTTCCCCGACACAAGGCGAGGGCTATATCAAGAAGTTGTCGATGGAAAATTGTGAATTATGGTGCACTCAAACGGGTGCAACTGAAACGACTTATGAGACATGTTATTTCTGGAATACCTCCGGAGCTGTTTCTGGTTTTCGCCTTTGTCTTCGTGGTGGCCGCGCTAGCGATGGCGGTCAATGCGGTCTTTCGACTCTCAACGTGAACTCTGCTGTCTCGAATGCCTATGTGAGCTTCGGCTCGTCCCTCTGCGAAGCGGAGGAAGATTGGTCGGTGGTTCCGGTTTACGAAGCGGCCTAAAAGGGGTGCGTGGCTTGCTGGGTGTCCTCGGGTTTCCGTCAGGTGTCCGTAGGACACAAAGCACCCCGCGTGCGAAGCACGCCGATGACATAAGTCGATTCATTTCAGAAAAATCGTTCTTTGATTTTCTTTCCATACATATTATTTTCGTACTTTTGCGCCATGCTTTCAAAAGCAGGGTGGTATCCTTTTGAGCTGTTTCTGGTTTTCGCCTTTGTCTTCGTGGTGGCAACGCTAACAATGGCGGTCAATGCGGTCTTTCGACTCTCAACGTGAACAATGCTGTCTCGAATGCCAATGTGAACTACGGCTCGTCCCTCAATTTTGAATCCGGCCAAGTCTGTTTGCCGGAGAGATATAAAAGGATAGACCTCACCCCATGGTGAAACATACACAATAAGGTAAGTGCTGGTAGATAAGCCAAAATGTGGCTTCAGTCGAAGGTAAAGAAAGTAAAAAAGCAGACAACCGAAATTACACCGAAGTACACCGAATGAAACGGATTGGAAAAGTATCCGAGGAAGTGGAGACGGAGCGGAATTTTAAACAGGCTTTTTGGAACTATGCTGACCAGAAGATGAAACGCAAGGCCGTGCAGGAGTTCCATGATAATTTGGATGAGAACCTGAAAGCCCTTTATGAAGCATATCGGGATGAAACCTGGGTGACATCCGGATATGAGAGAAAGATGGTCTATCGTCCCAAAGTCCGCCCTGTCCACAAACTTCCTGTCAAGGCCCATGTGATTCAGCATGCCGTGATGATTCCCGTCGAGGATAAGTTACGGCAGACTCTCTATTGGAAATCACCGGCCGGCACCAAAGGTAAGGGTACTCACTATTTCTACGGTTTGATGAAGAAGGACATCTATTCGCATCCCCAGAGTGAGACCTTCTACTGCGTGCCTTTGGACATCCACCATTATTTTCAGAATATAGCCCATTCTTTGCTCAAGGAGGAGTACCGCCGTAAAATCAAGGACAGGAAACTTCTCAGGTTCCTGGATGAAGTCGTTGAAAGTTTCAATCCCGGCATCGTCCTTGGCTTGAAGCTTGCCCAGTTGTTCGGGCAGTTGTTCCTTGCCCGTTTCGATTATCTTGCTGTCCGGTGCTTCGACATACTTGATGATGTGGAGAAGTTCAGGTATTGGCAATCCCGTTATGTGACGGATTCCCTGGTCACTTGTCGTACTGCCAATGAAGCGAGGGAACTGGCCAAGGGTGTGGTGTATCTGAATCAGAAATTCGAGAGGTATTGCCGTGAGGGATTGAAGCATTATTCCCGGTTCATGGACAACATCTATATCCTTCATGGTGACAAGGTGTTCCTACGCATCATGACTGAATTGGCCGTGATGCATCTGGCGAGGGACTGGTTGCTTTCGGTCAACAAGGGCTGGAATGTCCGGCGTTTGTGTGACGGCATCGACATGTGCGGTCAGGTACTCTATCCCGACCATGCCCTTTTACGCAAGAGGTTCAAGAAGGACTTGTGCAAGCAGGTAAACAAGCTGCGGAAGAAGGGGCTTTCACGGAGAGAAATCGAGCTGAAAGCTGCATCCCGTCTGGGCCTCGGTATTCATGCGGATTCAAAACATTTATATAAAACAATATGTATGGAGAGATTTGGCAAATTGGTTAAGAAAAGAAAGTTCCGGACTCCCTTTGAAGGAATGAACAAGGAGCAGAAATTGTCCATCGAGGACATCGTTTGTCTGGACGGTCAGGATGAGAACAAGTACCTGATTCAGATGATAGACTACAAGGTGGAGGATTCAGTGATTGAAAAGGAAGTCGTGTCCGTCAAAGAGACGGATGAGAACGGAGAGACGAAGGAGGTAATGAAGGAAGTCCCCAAGAAGTGTCTTGCGTTCCGTTTCCGTAAAATCGCCCGGCTGGAGGGTGAAGGGGATGAAGCGGTAGAAATTTGGGAAGATGAAGAACATTTCACCTATACCGGCTCGACGGTACTGATAGACCAGGCATTGAACGATTTTTCACGTGATGAACTGCCGTTTTCTACGGTGGTGATGGAGTTCAAG